TTCATGATTTGTTTTTATCGTTGGGGTTTGTCCATGGAGCAGTGAGATGCATCTCATCAAAGAAGTCACTACCCGATTCGGAATAAACAGGAGGCGACACAACAGGAGTAGGTGGGTCAATCTGTTCATATTGTTCCAGGGCATCATCAATGGTGTTCTTGATTCTTGCTTTAATCGTCTTCCCCTCAATCCACACAAGCAGCCCCAAGAGGAGAAAGGCCGCCCAATCAGGCAGCCTCAGCTTCAGACCACGGTAGAGATACCGGAACTCATTTAATTTTAATGGATCACTTCCCATAGGTTAGGCATCTCCTTGTTGAGGATTTGATAGATCTGTTCAGCAATAACCCGATGCTCAAGTTGTGTTTCCGGACCACGCCTTACACTTAGGTAATGAATCCAACTCCTGATTGTTCCCGACATGTAGAGCCGGGTAGGACTGTTCATCGGAAGAATCTTTCTTGCTGACTCCTTTGCGATACCACAGCTCAGCATTTCCTGGTAGAGATGTTCAAGATCTTCAAAGACACTGGAGATGCGTCGATAGAAGGCTTGTGTTTCTTCCCGAGAAAGATCGTCGTGACTAGCTTGACGGTTCTTCAGATCCTGGCGACGGAGATGCGGAATCTCCAGACCACCTAGCCCATCTACCGTAGACGCGTATCGCTGACTAAACTCCTGAAACGAGAAACTCCTGTGACGGAGAATCTGTGCCGAGATGTCACGGGTAGTATTAATCTCAACACACGCAGAGGCCATCTCAAACGGACTCCAATGGTTATGATTAACAAGATACCGCAATAGCTTCCCTGTTGTATCCAACGTCTGTTGGCCTTTGGGATTACTGACTCTTGCACAATACTCAATGGTGTGTTCTGCTGCTGGTGTGATCCAGATAAGCTTTACTTTAGAAGCGTGAGGAGATTCAAAGGGTTGTTTAATGTCGGGTGCCATTAGTAATAAGGAAACAGTTAATAAGAATAATAATAATATTTATATTGTTTATTTTTCTTTCTATAACAGCTGTATCGTAATAGGTCGCTATGTATTACATCGCTACCTATCGCTATACATTCTTCCCCTAAGAACAATAAAGAAGAATATTAATGTTAATATTATTATTAATATTATTAATTAAGATAATTAACAATATATCCAACAGTAGGCTTCGCATCTACTGTCTAATATATACCCCCTTTAATCTCTTGTTTGTCGTCCCCCTTGGGGTCTTTGGCTGGAAATGTACAGGCGCTTCGCTACCTACATAGGAAAGGAAAAGAAAGATTTGTCATCTTCCCCTCCCTTCCGTGTCCATACCCCATACCCGTCCCTCTGGGTTGATAATGACGGGATGGTGTTTCTGGAAATCAGGGACCCCTAGAGAGGGGAAGACCTTAAAGGGAGAGACCCCCCTCTATAATCTCCCCCCTCCGTTGTCGCTGTTTCCACACCCAAGGAGCACCACTTCCCTGGGTATTAGTGTGCACCTTCTCTAGGGGCCAGTCGTAGCAAGGGGTTTCAGGAAATTTACATCCACGTAAATATGGGTCCTTCTTCGTGGGTTATGGGTTCGTCAAAGGTGCTTCCAGCGACCAGCAAATCCGTAGCTAACGTAGGTGCGTTAAGGAACCCGTCAACCATATTTGCCCACTGTTGTCGGGAATGGTCGATGGCCTGCTGTTGGGCCGAGATGGCCAGCACATCCTGAAAGTACTTCACGCCAAGGGCAAGGGCGTCAACCCGGTCATCGTGCTTTACAGCCCCCTTTTCGCGGCACATTCTCGTCAATTGATACATCAACATCCGGGGTAGGCGTTCCTCGGGGGCTTGGTCGGGGTTACTCCGGTAGTCCCAGTCAATGAGGCGTTGGTCAATGATCAACCTATGTTGGTTGAGGACTGGTTCCAGGGTGTCGATGATTCGGTCTTCCTTCCTGGTGGTAGCACGAACCTCTTCAAAGTTCATACCGACCTTCATTTCCTGAGCGTGTTTCTTCATCAGCTCCATGATAGCCCCATCACCGAAGTTAGATTCGATAAGGCAGGAGGACGCGCCGTAACGCTTGGCTCTCCTTAAAATCTCACAGAGGGTCTTGTCGGAGTATCCGTCTTGACTAGCAAAGATGTCCCGAATAAAGAGGAACCCATTGATCTGTGAGAGAACTACGGCAACAGTTTCGTCTTTTCCTCGTCCGGACGGATCAACGGCCACAATGGTTTCCCCGTAACGGACAAATTCCGAAACCGCCTTAGGCCGGTGCCATCTATCGCCAGGGAGAGCGACAGCAGGCAGATCCAACAGAGTCTCTTTGTCGGCACCCCAGACAAGATCAGACGGACCTTTTTCAAGATCCAAGGGAAGAACTGAGAAGTCACTAAGCTTGAGGGGGAACTTGAGGGCGTCACTAAGGGATGTGTCGAGCATGAACTGGAGCATAAAATTGCTCCGAGACATGGACTGTTCCCGTTCAAGAAGGTTGATCTCCGAGAAGCGGGTATCTGTTGGGGTCCAGCTCAGGGTGTCATGTCCCTGTGTGTCGATGTCCGCTTGGAGCTGTGGAGCAAGAATGTCTTCATACCCAACAAGGTTCTTTGGATACCGGGCTGGCCAGACAAAGGGGCGGTAGTTCCGCTCTCTCAGGGTTCGGTAGATTGTGAAGGTAGTCTGAGGAGTTCCCAAAAAGACAATCCTACTATCTGCTTTGGGAGTCAACACTGATTCCCCTTCGGTTACGAGTTGGAGAAGTTTCTCTCGCATCATGTCGGTAGCGGAGTTAGAGGGAACCTCTACGTCATCAAACACAATCAGGTCAGCACGAGAGCCGGTAAGCTGTCCCGTGATGCCCACACTCTTGACCGATGGGCTTTGGGCAGGGCGACACCCAGCAATGTCGAAGGACACACGGCTCCACCGTTGGTCATCATCCACGGGTCGCATGTGAACCATCCAGTCAAACTCAAGGATACACTTCTGACAAAAGATGGTAAAGTCATCAGCTCGTTGTTTGCTTGCGGATACAACAAGGATCTTCTTGTCTCTGTCGTTCCAGAGTGTCCATAACACAAAGGCAGCAGCAATCCAACTCTTACCTAGTCCCCGAAACGCTTGGATCTGTAGACGCTTGGGTCCGTTTTGAAGGTACTCCGCAATAGCAAGTTGGGCCCTTGTTGGCCGAGGCAGGTCTAGCGACTTCCATACAAGGGAAAGAAAAACAGGGAATGAACTTGAGATACGCTCTTCTATGGTCCTCTGAGGGGCCTCTGGTGTTTGTTTGGGCATAAGGTACCTGTGAAGGGGTGGAGGGGCCAAGGAGACGATCCTAGACCCCAATGGTGAGGGATTAAGCTAGATAGCCGTTCTGCTTAAACCGATTCTTGCTTTTAGTGCCGGTAGACTTAGGTTCCGGACGAAGACCATCTTTGTGTGTTTTAGGAGAACCTTTAGCTTTGTTAAGCTTGGTTGCTTGACCAAAAGGATTCTGTTCCAAAACTGAAGGCTGTCTAAATGCTTCTTCTTGTGGGCCTTTAGTACGGCGCTTACGGGCAATTTCGTGAGCAGCCTCATTGACTGTTTGGTAAGGCTTCTTTTTGGGGGCCATTTTATTTACCCTTCTTTTTGCTCTTCCCAGCTTTGGAAAGGGCGATAGCAATAGCTTGTTTTTGAGGACGGCCTTCCTTTACCATTTTGGAGATGTTTTTGGAGACGGCCTTATTAGATTTCCCTTGACTTAGGGGCATGACTATTTTTTCTTCTTTTTAAGTTCAGTAACAAACCTAGAAGATCCGCCCTTCATATCTTTAAATGAAGAGGAATAATCTTTAGAACTTGACAAACTTGGAGCAGCTTGTCCGGTTTGACGCCGGGAAGATGCTGCTCTCATTTCACGGAGTTGGCGTACGCTTTCCGAAATGCTACCTTTCTTGCTTGCGTATTCTGCGCCGCTCTTAACGGGACCGATGCCGCTGGTTTGTGCAACCTGCGGTTTAGGAGCCATAGTCGGTTTAGCTTTTGCTGGTGCCTTTGGTTTTGCCGCAGGGCGAGACACAGTAGTCCGGGAAGCAGTAGTCCGTGTGGAACGGGTCGATGCTGCTGGAGGCTTGGGTTTTGGCTTAGCTGTTAGGCCGTAGGCACTGCGGGAAGCCCGTGTGTCGTATGCTGCTTCGTAAAGATTAGGACGACTTATAGGTGTGGGTTTTGCCGATTCTTTAGCTACTGGTTTGCCTGAAGTAGTAGTAGTAGAGTAACGTACAGTTCTAGACCCAGGCCCCGTGGTGGCTCCTTTTTGTCCCGGCTTGGGTTTACTTTTCTGCCTTTGGCTTTTAGCAATTGCAAGTTGCCGTTGCCGTTGAGCTGGAGTTAAATTTGGCATGACTATTTCATCTCGGTGGTATACTTCTTCCCACGCCAAGTAAAGGTCTTTTTCCCAGCAGTGCGGGAAGCCTTAAACGCCTTGTCAAAGGAGCCTTTGTCCATGCCGCCTTGCGTCAAACGCTGAGGCACAGCAGGACCTTGACGGGGCTTATAGTCGCCACGCTTCATTGCAGCGGTGAGGGTTCCGTCAGCGGTAGGACGCGCCTTGAGGGTTTCATAGGCCACAGTTGCAGGAGTAACACCTTTGGCAACCTTGGCTATTTGCGCAGCAGTTGCTAGGCGAGAACCCATGCCACGAGTCACCCGAGCAGAGCCACCAGTGGGTTTACCATTGCTGCCGGAAGTGACTTGGGCACGACTAATGCTTTGACGACCACTACGGCCTTCGCTTTGAGCACGGCCATCGGGACGCTGGGTAATGCCACTAGAGGTGGTCTTTTGTGCTGCCCGTTTTTTGCTTGCTTCGCTAGGTTTAGCACTTATTGGACGAGGACTACGACCAGGAGTTACAAGTTTAGCAGTATTGGTTCCCTTACCAGTGGTAATAGGCGTTCTTTTGGGGGCCATAATAATCAACCCTGGGTAATGGTTGCCACAGGCAGGGCAAACAAGGTACCAGCCCCAATAAGGTTACAAGTCAGGACATCACCAACGGTGTACCATTGACCACCACGCACAAGAGTAGAAGCCGTCACAGCACCACCAGAGACGGTCAGGGTAGCAGTAGCACCATAACCAGTACCGCCAACAAGAGCCACGTTGGTATAAGTGCCGTTGGTATAACCAGACCCGTTAACGCGGGTGCCGAAGGATGCCACAGCACCAGTTTCAGCACGACGAACGGTTCCAGTAGCCTTTGCGGAAGGCAGACCAGTCGTGGTGGAGGTAGGCTTAACACGAGCAGCCCGAACGGTACGGATAGCCGTCTCAGCAGCATCCACAGTAGCGTTAAGAGCCACGGTGGTAGCAGCAGCGCCAAAGGAAGCAGCAACGGTGGTGGTGGTAGTCACGCCACCGGAAACGTTAGTGGTGGTATGGACTTTGTTGTTCTGTTGGGTTTCATCCGTCTTACCAGGAGCATTAGAGATGGAACCGTAAGTAGTCGAATCAGCAGTAGTAGACATGATAATTAATTAATAAGAGAACTAGCTAGTTGTCCAAGAAAGGACCTTAGAAAAATTGGAATGATCAAAACAGTCTTGACCAATCCACCAAGATAACCAGTGGTTCGAACCTTTAGACTGGTTACACTTGAGACAGGCAGGTACGACATTAGACGAAATGTCATGTCCTCCTTTAGCTTTTGGATGAATGTGATCCAAGGTAAGATCCTGTGTAGCTCCACAATAGACGCACTGGTTATTCCAATGTTCCTTGATAGATCTCCGCCACAATCTTTTAGCTTCGGAGGAAGTCATGGCCCTTAGGTTGTAAAGGTATTCAGAAGGATCTTTGAGAGGCATTGTGCCTACTGCGGTGGTTTACTTCTTCTTTTTGGGGAAGCCTGCTTTCATGTTTGCATATGCCTTAGGAGACACAGTGCTTTTGCTTTTGGGGCGACTGGTCCCGGCCTTTTTACGGGCATTCATGTTGGCGTAGAGGCCAGGCGGCTTAGCGTTTCCTTTGTTCATTTGCGGGTACTTTTACCGTTAGATCCGTTACGAGCACGGTTTTTGACTGGCGATTCCTTTACTAGACGGCCACTCTTAGTGTGAGAAAGATCAGAGCCTCCCTTACCCATAACGCCACGTTTCCGTCGCGCATCAGCAAGTTCGGCCCGATACTTCCTATCCTTTGAGGATTTGTTTTCTTTTGTATCATAAGCAAGTTTCTTTGCGTATGCTTCGGGGTTATTCCGATAATACGCAGCACTTCGCCTAGGGGTTGTTGCTCTTTTGGGTGCCATAGTTTTGATCCTTAAAGAATACTTCGTTTTCAAGGCGCTCAATCCTTGTGTTAGAAGCACTTACTCTTTCGACCAGCACCTCCACTGATTTAGCAATGTTATGAAGGGTGATTAAGTGCCAGCTAAAGAGACCCAAAAAGGCAGTAGCCGCCAGGTTTCTGAGCATAACCGACACATCTTCCTCATTACTATCGGATGGCTCTTTCGACATCCTCCATCTCCAATTCAAGACTATTAAAGAGGGTGGCAAGTGGAGAACCAAGCACGGGAACACCAGTGATATTATTCTTAGCCAGCCAATCAGCCGCTGCCTTAATATCCTGAGTGGTAGCGGTGCCCGATTTGATTCGCATGATCAATTCATTAGTAACCAATCCATGAAGCTCGTTAAAAGCCTCCTCTGTTGCGCGAGTTGTCATAAGAAGAATTTACATAGAAGTCGGGGACACTACGAGGGGTTGTCAAATATCCGGGAACGGCGCGGTGGGTGGGGTGAAGTTGGCGGTGTAACGGGCGATGCCTTTGGTGATGCGGAAGTCGTCTATGTAGCCAGCAAATGCGCTGGTTCCATCAGTGTCCCCACCAATACTTACTGAACTTGCAGTGCTTATGATTGTTGCGCTTGAAGTGCCTAAAGATGTCCCTACTCCTCCTAGGTAGCCAGTAAAAGCAGTCCCGTTGCGAACTACGGCAAAGTGGGTCCAGGTGTTTGTAGTTGCCGCGCCAAAAGTGACGCCATTTACAATGTCCCAACTTGCCGTGCCAGAGGCAGCCCAAGCGGTCATAGTGCCGCCGTTAACAGCAACAGCCACGTTAGATATACCAGGACTAGGAATAGTGCGCTTTGCATATAGCAAGCGAAGCCCAGTAGTTGGAGTGGTTTGGTAAATCCAACCCTCAATGGTAAAGTTACCAGATCCAAAATCAAATACTGAATTGTCTGGAATCGTAAGAACATCCCCAGTTCCATCAAAAGCAATACTTGCCCCACCAAACTTGCTCTGCGCCGTGCTGATCTGCGCGTTGCCAAACGCAGTTACCGTCTTAGGCGTAGGACTGCTGTCCACAATGGCGGTGGAACCATTAGCCCCGTCCCCATGAAGCAGCAAGCTGACCTGGCTGCGGAATAGATCCACGGGGTTCTTCTCGGACCCTGTAATAACCCAACTCATGGCACCATCCTCCAGGGGTGATTAGTGGCAGTGTTTTCGATGTGGGTCATGGTTAGAAGTCCGGGAATGGCAGGGTTGGCGGCGTGAAGTTTGCCGTGTATCGCGCTACGCCTTTGGTGATGCGGAGGTCGTCAATGTAGCCGTTTAACGCTCCAAGACCAGTTGCGGAAATAATTTGATTCGTTATTGGCCCGTAATTCACTACGCTAGTGGCTGTCGCTGCGGATGTTCCATTTACCCAAAGAGTAAAAAGATTGTTGTTTCTGGTTACCGCCAAGTGGTGCCAGCTATTAAGAGCAAGAGCGGTCAATGACGCCTCGGCAATAAATGCATAGCCATAACGCGCTACCCTAAGAACTCCGGTTGAAGTCACAAACAATTGAAACCCCCCATCATTTGCAAAGGTTTCGTTTACAAGAAGAATTACTTGCCTATTCCACGTGGCGTCTGAATTATAAATCCACAGCTCGACTGTGAAATTCTCCAAGCCCACCGGAAGGGCACTTGTTCCACCGACTGTTAAATAATCACCGTTACCGTCAAACGCAATGCTGGCCCCACCAAACTTTGATTGCGCGGTAGAGATTTGGGCATTGCCGATAGCGGTGACCGTTTTCGGCGTCAGGCTGCTATCGGTGATGGTCGTGCTGCCATTGGTTCCATTGCCGTGGAGCAGCAGCGATACCTCGCGGATGTTGGTGTCAGTGGCAGCTACGCCATCCTTCTTAAGCACCACCTTCCCCGGCACATAAATCGGGCTCATGGCTGACACCTCGTAGTGTTATAGGTTTCGGTCATGGTATTGCTACTCCAAATGCGGTGATGAGTGCTGTGACGCGGGCGTCCAGTAGCGCGAGGTTTAGGGATTCGCCAATGCTGTAGAAGGCTAGGCGCGTCGTTGAAACGATGGCATCGTCTAAAACACCATCGTTATTTCGACCAAACACAAAAATATTTGCACTGTATGGGGCTTGCGACGTAACACTAAAAGTAGCTGTTTCTCTGCTATGCCGTGCTGTAAAAGCACTGCTTGAGTCTCTTGACATGCCAACAAGACCCAAAGTGGTTGTTCCAGCTTTGACTGGGACAGTATTGGTCCTAGACCTTGGGACTAAGGTATTAGCAGCGCCAGTTCCTACCCCTGTAGTTCCAACTTGCAGTACGCCCGCGCCTATGTCCGTGCCACCTCCAACGACCACTAAGGATCTATAAGCCGCCAAATGCTGATTGTTCTGTGGATCAGCGTTGTTATTTCGATTGCTGTTGAGGTACTTGCTAGACCCATTGCCAATCAACCCCGTCTTCCGGTTATAGTCACCAGAGACAAAGTTGTTATTGGTAGGAGCCGTCCCAGCAAGCGGAATCAACGCCCCAGCCAGCGTCCTCGCCCCACTAAGAATGCAGCTCGCCTTAATGGCTGACCAAGTGCCGTCCTGCTTACAGCCAATGACAAAATCATTGATGGCGTACCGGGTGGCCGTCTCTAGGGCCTGGGTGTCAGCAACCTCAACAGCCTCGATGTAGGTCGAAGCGTCGGTGTCGAACTGGAACCCAGGCCGCACGATCAGCGTCATACTTCCTCCTCAACCACCGGGGCTGGGGCCGGGTCAGGAGTGGGTTCATCAGCAGCAACAACTGCCCCGACGTAGGGGGTGCCGTCGGCGTTGAACTGTGGCGGCGTGGGACCCGTGTAGTAGGGGCCGACCTTAAGATCTTGGCAGGTCTTATTAGCCAGGGCAGCGGCATATTCATTCACCACAGCCTCAGGGGTCTTACCGTCAAGCGTGGCGGTAGCAATGATGCCGGGGACGAGCGTGTCGTCGATTGTGATAGTGAAGTCCATAGTGATGATGGTTACCAGATAAAGGAAATGCTGGATCAGAATCGGATCATGAGCTGACCCGTTGAGGTCCGATAAACGTCGCCAGCAACAAGACCACCAGCAGTGGCAGCAGCGTTATCGGCGTACGTGGGGGTGTTGGCAATATTGACGATGCCGGTGCTCTTGATCCGCATCCGCTCCGTAGGACTAGCCGCACCGTCTGCCGTAGTGGAGAACACTAAACGGCCAGGCATGTCGTTGGTGCCGGGGGTGCCGTCTACAAAACAGCTAATTCTGGCGCCTTGTGCGTGCAGATTAGTGCCATCAGCTCCAGCAAACACGATTCCACCAAGTGAATCATTTATTGCAACAGCTGTGCTAGACCCTACAGTTGCACTTTTGGACTTACCCAAAATAAAGTAGGGGCCTTCGCTGCCAGTTGAATTGTCAACAATAGCTAAACCTGGATAAATTCCCGATCCAGAATTGCCTTCAATATAGCTTTGCCATTGAACGGAACTCCCAACTCCCCGTGCAGTAGACGTACCAGCCAATAGTTGGCCGCCCCCAGTAACAACAGCCCGACTGGTCCCGTTGGTCTGAAGATCCAGAAGCCGACCGGTGAAACCAGACGCCGCATTAACGCCAAGGCCCGTGCCACTAGTGCTCCAAGCGGTCGAAGTCGTGCCTGCGGGCTCAATCAACACCTGAGGCTTGGTGGTGGTGGACGTACCACCCGTAAACCAAGTGCCCGTAAAGACCTTTGCCGGGGATGACGCGACGCTGGTGTAGCTGTTAATCAGTCGCCCCGCAAGGGTGACGCTGGTGCCGTCAAACGTCATCGTGCTGACGCCTGCGTACGCCCCAGCGGTGTTGTAGACCAGTTGCCCACTAGAGCCTGCAACTAGTCCGACGGTGCCAGTGGCGTCCGGAAAACTGATGGTGCGGTTGGCTGTGGGGGTGACGGT